CACCGCAACGCAGGGATTACCAGCCTTTGCAGAGCCTTATGCACAGTACGGTTTAGCTGAGGCTTTACGTCAGTATCAAGCTGGCGCACCCGAGTTTTTCCCTGGCCAAACATTTGCTGAGTTTGCCCCACAGACAGAACAGGCTCTGAGAGCTGCAGAGGAGCGCGCTCTTGCTGGTTCTCCTGTTATGCAGTCTGCACAGGACTTAATGCAACAAACGCTTTCTGGCGGCTTCCTTGGTGGCTCTCCCGGCCTTCAAGCGGCTATCGAACGTGCCACACGTCCAGCTCAAGCCGCCGCTATGAGTGGGCTTGCCCAGCGTGGTCGTTTAGGATCAGGACTTGGCAGTCAGGCTGTGGCTCAAACTGTTGGCGATATTGCCGCTCAGATGTCTTATCAAGATTACATGAATGAGCGCAGTCGTCAGCAACAGGCTCTTGGTATGGCTCCTCAGTTTGCACAAGCTGATTATTTTGATATTGCACAGCTTGGTCAGGTTGGCGCAACTCGTGAAGCACAAGCTCAACGCTCTATTGATGATGCAATGCGTCGTTACCAATATGAGCAGACTGCACCACAGCAACAGCTTTCTACTTTCTTAGGTCATGCTTATGGCTATCCTGGTCAAACATCTACCCAGTTGACGCCTTATTATGAGCCTAGCACTGGGCAACAATTCTTGGGTGGCGCGGCAACGCTGGCTGGGTTATTGCCGGATACAGCATCAACATCTGAACGTCTTGGTTATGGCCTTCTTGGTGGAATTATTGGACAGCGTTAAGGAATTAACTAATGCGTGATTACAGACAAACAAATCCAAGTGATCTTTTTGCTAGTTTTGCCGGAACGAAAACAAATCCGCTTTCACAACTTCAAGATTATCAGCTAACTGAAATTATTAACTTTGGTAATCCACTGCTTGCTGGTGCGGCAAAAACTGAATTGTCTCGAAGAGAGCCAAGAGGACTGCTTGGTTCTGAGGCAGTTTTGCCAGAAACTCCCCAAATAGTGCCGACCGCTGAAGAGTTACAGTCTATGCAACAACAAACTGGTGGCTTATTAAACATATCGGAAGCCCCAATGGCGCGACCAGACTATAGCGCACAACAGGCTGATGGATTGCTTTCTGATAAACCAAGTGGTCTTTCTGGCCTTCTTACCGGAGAAGGGTCTAGCGCTCGCTTGCTTGCTTTAGGCAAAGCCCTTATGCAAGGCCCATCGCGCACACCTATTTCTTTTGGTCAATCTTTGATGCAAGGCCTTGCGGCTGGAGAAGAAGCTGTTGATGCGGAAGAAATAAGAAAACTAAAGCGCAAACAAACGGAAATCAAAAGCAAACAGCTTGATGCTATGGATATTATTGCTGATCCTAATGCAACAAGTGAGGAAAAAGACGCGGCGTTTAAGGCCGCATATCCTGCTGAGGCTTACAAATTAGAGTACAAAAAAGGTACACAAGATCTTTTTGATGTAGTCCTTAATAGCGCAATCAGAAAAAAAGCGGCTAATCTTCCTTTAACTCAAGTTGAGCAAGATGCTTATGATAAAAAAATGTCTGTTGGCGGTAGTGCATTAGATCAATTTCTTGGAAGTCTTCTTTTAGGCGACTCCCCCGAAGCCCTCAGGCAAGCCGCAATAGCAGAGCGAAATAAACGTAATCCAACTGGCGAATAAGTGGGCTAATAATGAAGCCTATAGATCTATCATCACTATCAGATCAAGAGCTTGATTCTATTATTTCTGGTGGTTCAGCAACACCAGATTTGTCATCTATGTCAGATGAAGAACTTGATGCTATTATTGGTGGTGCTCCACAGCAACCAGATTTATCTAAATATACAGATGCTCAGTTAGATTCTCTTGTTTCACAGGAAGAGAAACCAATAACGGAAGAGTCTCTTCTTTCTGATCCTAAGTGGATTGAAGCATCACGCAAAGTTTATTTGATGAACGAAGGCCCTGATGCAAAAGCCTTAGATAACGACAGGCAAGCGGCTCAGTACGGACTTCGCTATATGGGTTGGTTTAATTACAATCTTCCCAAAATGGGTCTTGAGGCTTCACAGCTTGGTGATGCTACTGACGATCAGCGTAAAGCATTTGTAGATCTTATGGATATGTACGATCAGAAAGATGTAAGTCTTTCTGGTGTCGGTCGTGCGATCACTGGTGTCCTTGCAGACCCTACAACGTATGTAGGTATTGGTACTTTGGGTGCTGGCATTGTTGGTAGAGAAGCTCTTAAGCAAGGAATTAAACAAGGTGTAAAACAGGCAACTAAAGCTGGTGTTACTCAGGGTGCTAAGATCGGTGCTATTGAGGGCAGTGTTTATGGTGCGGCAGACAACTCTTTACGACAATCAGCTAGGATACAGGCTGGGACACAAGAGGGATTTGATTTTGGTGAAGCCGCCAAAGCCGCGTCAATAGGAGCCGCCGCTGGTGGCGTTTTAGGCTCTGCTATTGGCGGTCTTGGGGGCAGAATATCCGGCAAAAAATATCAACAGGCTCTTGAGTCGGAGAAAAAAGTTTTACAGGATCAGCCTGTAGATATTGGAACACAGGTTGCGCCATACGATGAAGCTACCGCTCAAAAGGTGCGTAATGAAGCTGCTGAAACAAACATAGACTTTGAGCCTAATCTTTCTCTTGATGTTTCTGGCAAGGCAGTTGATATTGCTATCGACTTTATGAACAAAATGAATATACCTCGCAATCCAGAGGTTCAGATTTCAGATCAGATTTTTGATGTTCTTCAGCTTGCAAGCGAAAACAAAGAATATGCAGATGCTTTTGCTGATACACTAAAAAGAAATAATATTAGTGAGATTGAGTTTGCCCAACTGTTTAAGTTGTCAGGATCAGAAGCGGGTAAACGATTAAATCAGTTAAGTCGCGCAAGTCGCGGTATGAAAAACATATCTCAGGTTTTGTCTGGTGAAGTTGAAAAAGATCCTATGGGATTTTCTTTGCTTCGCAAGTTTGGTGCCGGAGCAAGAGAGCTTGACAATGTTCGTCGTGGCTTGCTGGTTAGTCAGATCGCCACATCTATGCGTAACTTTACAGCACAAGTTGGGCGTGTTGGAATGGAGACGCTAGTCAACGGGATGGATGACGTTTTAAACGCAACATTCAATCCAATGAGAAAACTTTTTGGCGTAGAAACAAAGCCAATAGATCATAACAAAACATTAGGTCTTTTATTTAATCTGACTAAAGACAAGAAGTTTTCAAAAGACACTACAGAGTATGTAACAAAATATCTTGTTGGTGAGCGCGACAGACTGTTTAGCAACTATTCGTCTGATGTTGCTGATGCGAGTAAAAACACTACGTTTAAGTGGGCTGGCAAAATAACTGATGGTCTTAATACTCTTAATCGTATGCAAGAATATTACTACAGACGCGCTATGTTTACCGCATCGCTGGATCGACAGTTACGCAAAAAGAACATGAACATCAAAGATGTTATGGCAAGCGAAAATCCTATGCAGTTTATTGCTAAGGGTGATGTTGAAAAAGCTGTTAATGACGCTCTTGAGTTTACCTATGCAAAAATGCCTGAAAGCAAACTTGGTAAAGCATTTATTGATTTTGCAAACAGCGTTCCATTTGTGACTACTGCTGTGTTCCCGTTTGCTAGGTTTATGACTAATGCAATGGAGTTTCAATTTAAGCATAGTCCGCTTGGGCCGCTATCTTTGCTTACCGAAAAGGAAATGGCTAAGGTTGCCGCCGGAGACAGCAAGGTATTGGCACAGTCACTTGTTGGAACAGCCGCTTTAATGGGAATGATAGAGGCAAAACGTAGTGGTTTTGGTGGAGAAAAGTGGTACGAAATTGAAGGCACAGATGGAAAGCCTATTGATATGCGTCCATACTTTCCATTAACCCCGTACATGCTTGTAGCAGATCTTATTGTCCGCGCAGAAGAGGGGCGTGGGGGATTGGACGCAAAAGATATTATGCAAGGACTGACTGGCGCACAATTTCGTGGTGGCACAGGTCTTGCTATTGCAGACAATTTGATTAACGAAATAAGTGGCATTGATGATGAAAATAAAATTACCAATGCGGTGACACGTTATGTGTCTGATGTCCTTGGTGGATTTTTAACACCACTCCGTATGTTTAATGATTTTGTGGACACCAAGCAAAAATTTAGAGCACCAGCGCTAGAGGCAAAACAAGATCTTCCCTATATTTCATTTGAAGATATTGGTCAGCAGCTAAAAAGAAACATACCTGGACTGCAACAAACATTGCCGGAAATGGAGTCTCCGACTCGTGCGGCAACACCAGGCAGACCAGAGACAGTACGCATACCATTTACAGACATAGAAGTGCCAGGAAGTGTTGCTCGTCAGCTTACAGGTATTACTGTTGGAGAAGCAAAAAACCCAGTAGAAAAAGAATTTGATCGTCTGGGATTGAAGCGAAAAGATATTTTACCTTATACTGGTGAAAGATCTGCGGACGAAACTATGGCAAAGTATCTTGGCCCTATTGTTGAAACGATTATGACTCCTATTGTTTCATCTGAAAAGTATCAGAAATACGGCAATAGAATGAAACGCCTTGTCATTGATGAAGTCTTAAAAGAGCTTCGTAAAGAGGCGCGAAAAAGTGCATTGAAGGAAGATCCTGAAACTTTCTTGCGCCTAACATTTAGAAGGCTTAAAAGAAATATTCGTGGTATAATTGAAGAGCAAGATCCTTCTCTTGTAGAGAGAATTATGAGGTAGCCCAATGGCAAAGAATAGCATCACAGATTACTCCGCTACAGCGTCACTCAACACGGATATTCAATCTGTTGACATTGCAGAGGGATGCCTTCCAAGCGGCATTAACAATGCCATTCGTGAGTTGATGGCAGACTTGGCTGACATGAACGATGGCACAACTGTATTGACCAGCCCTTCGGTTAGTAGCATAACAATTAGTGGCGGTTCTATTAGCGGAATTTCAGATCTTGCTGTTGCAGACGGTGGCACTGGGGCATCGACAGCGGCAGATGCAAGGGCAAACTTAGAAGTAGATCAGGCTGGAACTGCGGTGGCTCTGGCTATTGCGTTAGGATAAAGACATGGCAAATTCATTTAAGGTAAAGACAAAGACTGCTGTAGGTGCAACGCCTACAACGATTTACACTGGCCCTGCCAGCACTGAGGTAACGATCATTGGTCTGTCTGTCTCTAACATTGTCAGCTCTGCGATTGAGGTTGATGTGACGCTAGAGAATAATGACGGTGACAATATCTATCTTGTTAAGGGTGCGCCTATTCCTGTAGGCTCTACTTTGATCGTTGTTGGTGCGGAGCAAAAAGTCGTGATGGAAGCTGACGACGTTCTCAAGGTAACCAGCGACACGGCATCCAGCGCAGACGTGGCACTCAGCATCTTGGAGATTAGCTAATGGCGTATACTGGCAAAAAGCCTGTTGACTTTGTAGATGTAACGCAATCCCAGTCCATGACTGTCAGCGATGACCTGACGGTTAATAACGATACGACTGTTGCTGGCGACCTGACGGTTGACACGAATACGCTGTACGTCGATAGCGCAAATAATCGGGTTGGGATTGGGACGTCTTCGCCATCAGAGGTGTTGCACGTTGATGGGCAATCAGACGGCCAATCAGGATATTTCCAATCTAGTGGTGCTTCTTTTACAGAATTAAACCTATTAGCTGGCACGGATTCTGCCGACCTTGTTCGCATAAGAGCAGACTCATCTAGTAATCTATCTTTCTTTACAAACAACAGCGGCCAGCGCATGGTCATCGACAGCAGTGGCAACGTGCTGGTGGGGAAAATTGCTACATCTATAGGAACGGCTGGTGTTGAATTAAGAACTAATGGTTCTATTTTTACAAGGGATTCTGGTTCGCCTCTTTTTATAAATAGAACAACTAGTGATGGTGCTTTTATAGACTTCCGCAAAGACAATACCACTGTGGGGAGTATTGGAACAATCAGTGGAGTTTCATATATACAAGGCACATCAACTGGCTCAGGATTATCTTTTGGTAGCCTGACAGTTTACCCAATGAAATCAGGTGCGTTTAGTGACAATCAAGTCGATTTAGGATCAGCATCCTACCGCTTTGATGACGTCTACGCCACTAATGGCACCATCCAAACATCTGACCGTAATGAAAAGCAAGATATTGAAGAATTGTCTGAGGCAGAGAAACGTGTGGCTGTAGCCTGCAAAGGTTTAATGCGTAAGTTTCGTTGGAGAGATGCTGTGGCTGAAAAGGGTGACGATGCGCGTATTCACTTCGGTATTATTGCCCAAGACTTACAGGATGCTTTTGCCGCTGAAGGTTTAGACGCTGGTCGTTACGCCATGTTTATCTCATCTACTTGGTGGGAAGCACAGACAGAAGTGCCAGAAGTTGAGGCTGATGAAGAAAACGGCATTGAGGCACAGGATGCTTATACCCGTACAGACACATTTGAGACAGCGGAAGAAGCACCAGAAGGCGCTGTAGAGCGCACACGTCTTGGTGTTCGCTACCCTGAACTTCTAGCATTTATCATAGGGGCAATGTAAAATGGCATATATCGGAACTTCCCCATCACAAGGCGTTCGCCATCGCTATCTCTTTACTGCTACCAGCGGCCAGACAACCTTCTCTGGTGCTGACGATGACAGCCGCACACTCAGCTACACCGACACCAAGTTTATGGATGTGTTCCTGAACGGTGTTTTGCTTGATCCTAACTCAGACTACACCGCCACGACAGGTACATCGGTTGTGCTGACATCCGGTGCATCGGCTGGTGACTTGCTAGAGGTGATTGCGTTTGACAGCTTCTCTGTCTTCTCTGGCACGTTTGGTGGGGATGTGACGGTCGGTGGTGCTACCACTTTATCAGGCAACCTAACGGTTGATACGGATACGTTGTACGTCGATAGCACGAATAATCTGGTTGGAATTGGTACAGATTCACCAGATAATTCTTTGCATATTAACAATTCTGGTGGTGACGCAACAATTAGACTTCAATCTAGTGATGCGTCTTACTCAAGATTGTACTTTGGCGATCAGTCTGATGGAGTTGTTGGGCGTGTTGAGTATGACCATACAAATGATGCTTTAAACTTAGGCACAAATAATGTTCAAACGCACATGCGCATCGACAGCAGTGGCAATGTGGGGATTGGAACGGATTCGCCCAGTTCATTATATGCTGGCGCAAATAATCTTGTGGTTGGCTCTGGTTCTGGCGAAGCTGGAATGACATTCTATTGTGGAACCACAGGAACAGGGAACATTTACTTTGCTGATGGGACTTCAGGCACTACTGCCTACAGAGGCTACTTAGAATACAACCATCCCTCTGACTTTATGCGGTTTGGCACATCTGGCACAGAACGTATTCGCATCGACAGCAGTGGCAACTTGCTGGTTGGTACGACTGATACTTATCCCTATAACAATAATACAGGCACAAGTGCAGATAATGGCGTCGTTATAGCTAGCGGAAGAATTTGGGCGGCCAGAAGCGGTGGTTCGCCTCTTGATATAAACAGAACGACATCCGATGGCGACATTGCGGTGTTCCGCAAAAATGGCACGGCTGTGGGGAGTGTTGGTGTTCTCTCTGGTTTGTATACCTATTTTAATTCAGAAAACAACACAGGATTTTTAGCGTCGAATGGAACAGTTTACTATGGTTGGGACACAACACGGTTTTATCCAAACTCAGATAATGCAAGAGATTTAGGGATATCAAATCGCCGTTGGGATGACGTATACGCCACAAACGGCACCATTCAAACTTCTGACCGTAATGAGAAAGAAAATATCGCATCTATGTCGGATGCTGAAATCACTGCCGCCAAAGCAATCAGCAAACTGTTTAAGACGTTTAAATGGAAGGATGCTATTGCGGAAAAAGGTGATAGCGCACGGACACACGCTGGCGTGATTGCACAAGACGTTCAGCAAGCTATGGCTGATGCAGGTTTAGACGCTGGTAACTATGCTTTCTTTATCTCCAGCACTTGGTGGGAAACACAAACCGAAGTGCCAGCGGTTGCAGAAGAAACAGATGAAGAAGGCAATGTAATTGTAGAGGCACAAGAAGCCTACACACGCACTGACATCTATGAGACAGCCGAAGAAGCACCAGAGGGTGCAACGGAGCGTACACGCTTAGGCATCCGCTATCCTGAATTGCTGGCCTTTATCGGTGCGGCAACAGAGCAACGCTTGGCAAATATTGAGAACCGTCTTGAAGCACTGGAGAACGCATAATGAGTAACGCCCGTGAGATAGCCCAACTTGGAAGCGTACCGTCTGGGCGTCGTAATTTGATTATCAATGGTGCTATGAACGTGGCACAGCGTGGTGCTGGCCCATTTACCAATGCTTCTGGCGGATACCAAACTGTAGATAGGTTTCAGTTATCTGGCACTATGGGCGGCAGTTTTACTTTAGAGCAAGCATCCGATGCACCTAGTGGTTCTGGCTTTAGTAAGTCTTTTAAGGCGTTGGCGCCAACAGGTTTTTCGTCACCAACTTCTGCCGCCAGCGCAAAGATTATCACCTCCCTTGAAGGCCAAAACTTACAACAGATATTAAAAGGGTCTTCCAACGCTTTGCCTGTTACTATTAGCTTTTGGGTAAAGTCTGTTGTTACTGGGACATACGTTTTTGAGTTGTCTGATAACGACAATAATCGCTCCATTTCAACAACGTATTCTGTTTCCGCAAGCAATACTTGGGAAAAGAAGGTAATTACTATTTCTGGTGATACTTCAGGGTCTTTGGACAATGATGCAAACTCAAGCCTTTCTATGATTTGGTGGCTTGGGGCAGGGTCTAACTATACTAGCGGAACACTCAATACATCTTGGAACCTTACTGTAACTGCCAACCGTGCAGTGGGTCAGGTAAACGCAGTAGCGTCCAACAATGATGCGTTTTACATCACAGGCGTTCAACTTGAAGTCGGCTCTGTCGCCACCGAATTTGAGCATCGGTCTTATGGTGAAGAACTAGCGCTGTGTCAGAGGTATTACTACTTACTTGCAAAGGGTGACTCTCAAACTATTCCTACAGGCTCTTATTATGCCAGCAATTTGGTTGCTACTACAGTTGAGTTTCCAGTGACTATGAGGGCTGCCCCTTCGCTTGATACTGTGTCTGGCACTGATTATTATGCTGTTTATGCAAACAACACTTTAGACTCTTTTAATTCGTTTACTGGAATAGGAAGAAGCAGTCCTAGAGCAGCTAGTCTAGATGCAAATAATAGCGGAGCATCAGGAACAGTGGGTCATTCAGGCCCGTGCAGAACAAACAATAGCAATGCTTATTTAGGCTTTAATGCGGAGTTATAAAATGAATGAAATGAGTATTACATCGGCTCAATATATAACAGACCCAGCAAACCCCTCTGAAAACACTTGCATTAGTGCAACGATAGACAACCGTTTAGTGCTAGTCCCCCTCGTTGCTGGCAACACCCACTACGCCGAAATCATGCGGCAGGTAGAGGCAGGCACACTTGTGATTGCGGAGGCATAAAATGGACATGACATACCTTTTTGATCTTTTGATTGGAGTGGTCATCGCGGCTGGCGGCTGGTATGTCTCATCCCTTTCAGGTGAAGTTAAGCGGATTGATATTCTGCTTAATCGCACCCGTGAGGATTATGCAACGCGGCATGAACTTAAAGACGATATGGATAGGGTCATGGAGGCTCTGCATCGTCTGGAGGATAAGTTAGATCGCATATTGAGCAAATGATGTGGAGCCAGTCACCACAGTCTTAACAGGTCTAGCCCTTGCAAAACGGGGCATAGACTTCATCAAGTCTAACCTTGATACAATCAACGACGCCAAAGCCATTGGCGAACAACTTTCCAACATCTTTACTGGTCATCAGGAATTTAATAAGAAGCGCTTCAGTGGCGGTCTGAAAGACGTAGCCATTGAGATGATTGAGTACAAGCAACAGCAAGAGATGCTGTACGAATTGAAGATGATGCTAGACCTGCGCTTTGGCAATGGCTTCTACGACCAGATCCAGGCTGAATATCAGAAGCGCCTGAAGGAACAAAAAGAGCTAGAGCGTCAAGAAAAAATAAGAAAAGCAAAAAAGATCGAACAGATAACTATCGGTGGATTACTGATTGCGGCGCTGGGAATCGTCGGTGTAGTATTATGGTTCGTAGTCAACAAGTTAAGAGGGTGACTTGGCCGGAACAATCCACGAAGTATCTGTCGGCAGGGCTGGTGAGTTACTAGCTTGCGGCATCATGGAGTCACTGGGTTATCGCACAGTGCTTTGCCAGCAACGTAACTTTGACGCACTTATCATGCACGATGACATCCACCATTATCGCGTCGAAATCAAGACTTGCTCTAAAGAACATCAGGACATAAACAGACATTCCAAGCGGTATTGTTTTACCACTGCCACAGGGTGCAACAAAAAGAAAAAGCTGGACGCTGACGCTGTAGACATCTTGTGTCTGGTTGCAATGGACATCCGAAGGGTATATTTTATCCCAGTGTGCGACCACAATGTCGTCAGGACAGGGCGCACAAGAGAAGTGTTTTTAGAGAATGACGAAGCACAGCAACTTGCTGACGTTATCGAAAGAGTAGAGGCATACAAATGTGGCAAGCACTTATTGGGCCAGTAAGCGAAATCGCTGGCACTTGGCTTAAAGGCAAGCAAGAGAAAGCCCAGGCTAAGGCCAAGCTGGAAGTCGCCAAGATTGAGGCAACAGCTAAGAAGTTAGAGCAGGATGGTGAGTGGGACGCGCAAGCCATGAGCGCATCTGACAATAGTTGGAAGGATGAGGCTTGGACGATCTGCTTTATCTTGATTATCCTTGCCAGCTTTGTGCCGCCTCTACAGCCATTCATGCAAGCTGGGTTTGACTTCCTGCGCTCTGCACCTGACTGGTTGCAGTGGGGCATCCTTGCAAGTATTGCCGCATCCTTTGGTATCAAATCTATCAGTCAGTTGAAGAAATGAAACTAAGCCCAAATTTCTCTCTCAATGAGCTAACCAAAAGCCAGACTGCAATCCGTAACCACATAGACAATACACCCACGGATGCACATATAGATGCCCTACAGGCGCTCTGTAAGGCCATCCTACAGCCTGTGCGCGATCATTTTGGCATACCCTTCACGCCTTCCTCTGGCTATCGCTCTGCGGAGCTGTGTGAGGCTATTGGCTCTAACAAGAGGAGCCAACACGCCAAGGGTCAGGCCGCTGACTTTGAGCTTGCTGGCATTGACAATTATGACTTGGCTTGCTGGATCCGTGATAACCTGACATTCGATCAGTTGATCCTTGAGTATTACAAGTCCGGCGATCCATCATCCGGATGGGTGCATTGCTCTTTCAAAGATAAGGGTAATAACCGCTATGAGTGTCTGACGTTCAACGGCAAGGAGTACAAGAAGGGCTTGATTAGATGAGTGAGCACTGGCTTATCCCATTTATGAAAAACCTCCTTAAAGAGGCTGAGGAAGGTCGCTACACGAATGATCTTGTGTTTATTGAGGGGTATGAGACTGCTATTTATGATGTAATTGAACACATAGAGCGCTTGGAGCAGTCTGCTGGATATATACCCAAGCCTTCCGTTGGCTGTTATTGCCTTGTCTGCAAAGCTAACTGGATAGAAACTTTCTCAGATAATCGGACTTCATAACTGTCTTATGCCATTTTGGGATATGGCTCAATTTTATATTTAAGACTTGCCCTTGCTGACTTCTTAAACTTCTTGCTTCCAATGATATAAATATATCTATGTTTGCGCGGCCTTTGCGACAAATAGAAATCATCTCCATATTTCTCACGCATGGCATTTGCTCTGTTTGGTACGCCACGAAATTCATCCGCGATTGTCTGGCCGTGTAAATGCTCTAATCCCTTAACCCTCCAATCTGTTCGCTTCGCTGAAAGCCCAGTGTATAAAAAGTTACAGGCTTGATAGACATAGCCAACGTGTCCTTGGCTTGTGTCCGCAAAGCTCACGACAATCCTATCATCACCAATCATTCTCAGAGATTTGGCAACAAGGAATGAGGCATGGTTTTTTTGGTTGGACAGCAGGCACAGGCGGTTTAGCTCAAGCACGTTACCAATATATTCATCACCAGCAACGCCACGGCGCAATGTTGCGCTTGGTGGTGTGCCGTATGTGACGACACCCTCTAGGCGACCATCAACGTGCAACCCAAACGCAAAAGATATTGAGGGCAATCTTCCGGCGTAATGCACGTCAATCAGAAATGGAATACATTGCTTGCGCGATATTCTCTCTACAGTTATTTGCTTGTCCATCTCGCCTTCCTGTTCACAGGATCCTAGTCAGCATATAAAGACAAAAAGATCCAATCCATCAAGGTGTCAGGGTCGATTAATTCGTCTTGAGTTGCACTAAAACATGGCTTACGAAATCCATTTGGCGTTCCAAAACGTATACTAGAGTACATATCTGACGAGCGCATACCACCTGCCAGTCTATATGTGCCATGTTCCCCTATCATCATCACAATCAAAGTAACTGCTGGATTTTTGCTGACAGAGATAAGTCTGCCAGTCTCATACTTGGTGACCTTCACGTCGATGCAGTGGTCACCATATATGACATCGCCGCAGTCCTCACCCTGCGCGACAGAGCGCGGCTGTGTGTTGAAGATTTCGTATGGGTAAGTGTTCAGTAGCTTGCAGAAAGCAAGCTCGCTCATAACGCCCTCTTTCTCTATGTATAGAGGATCTTCTTTGGATGCGAGCGCGTGATTGACTGGTGATACTGCCCTGTTATTTGCCTGTCTTTGCCGAGCAATGAAATCACAAAGACGTTTCTCTGCCTCTTCTAGCTGTATCTGATAGGTATCCATATATCACCTAGAGAAGCAGAGATAAGTGTCTAACGTCCCGCTCTGTAGTCCTCAAGCGATTGCACCACCTGAGAGAGAATACTTGAGCTGTCAACAATGCGGTCAAAGAAAGACCTGTTGCTCAGTAAGATCGCTTGGCTGGTTTTCTCATTCAACTCAACCAATGTGGTCATGCAGTCAAGTAAAGCCTTGTCTGTCTCTGCCATGATTTCTTCTATTGATTTATCTGTCATATCCATCTCCTCTCTGACAGTTAGACTTTAACATCAACTCCACTCAATGCAAAGCGCGTATTGTTATCGCCGTAGGTTTTTTTGCATTTTTCCAAGGCACGTTCAGCACGTTTCTTATCCTTGTAGATGCACCCTTCTGTTGGCTCTTTCAGCCACTTGTAGTTGCGGCTGTAAAAGTATTCAGGCATTTCCCCTTGGCGGGTACGCACAACGTAGTACCCCTTAATCATTCTTCAGCAATCCCCTCTCTGAAACAATGTTAGCAGCGACGCGAAGCATATTCAAAAGCTGGTTGTCACTGACCAGCATCACACGATAAACGTCGTCATCGCCACGCACAGCTAACTCACAGGCAAACCTGTCGTCAGGTGATTGTCGAAGATAAAAAAGATTTGGTTGTTCGCTCATTTGCTTTGCTCCTCTATGACAGACCGCAAGAAGTCTGCCTTCATTTTCACCCAGCTTGCTCTTACAGCGGATGCCTTGGCTGGGTCATGCAGTTTAATGATTTCGATGCGCTGTGTCACCGCCTTATCAATCGTATCGAAGTGATCGCTTGGGATGTTCAGATCATAGGTCATCTTCATCGACCCAATGAGCTGGGATACATCCAGCGCCGTTGCAAATATCACACTCAAAATAGCGCGTGATTTCTTCCACCCACGGCGAGCCAGCACTGCTGTAACCGCCCACAATATCATCGCCAATAACTTGGCCGCGTCCTTCGCACTCAGGGCAATCAACGTGAGTAGATCTAATTTTGGTGTCAAAGTTGGTCAAAGCTCGGTATCTCCTTTTGGTTCAAGCAAGGCCACGTTCCATCAACGCGATGAGGATGGACAAATTTGCCATCAAGAAAAATGATAAACGGCTCACTATCCAAGTCAATGTCTACTCCGCATCCGTCGCAAGGTTGCCTTCTTTGTCTAACCCCAGCAACTCCCTTGCTGTCCTTTTTCTTAGCTCTAGCCATGCTGGGCTATCCGATGGAATAGCGCAGATTTCCGCTAACCTTTTTTCTAACCACAGGCAGTGGCTTTGCCAGAAGATAAGGTCGTTCTTTTCGTCGGATTGCAAGCGGGTCTGGGTCTGTCCAGAGGACTTTAGTTTGCTGTTTGAGTTTTTTAAGCCGCTCATTGTCAACCTCCAGAGAAAGCCGATAGATCTTGTCGATCTTTGCGGCGAGTTGCGTGTCTTTGTCTATCCTCTTTTGGATGTCGTTGCACCCATAGAGAACAGTCGTATGATCTAATTCCATCAGACTGCCAAGGCGCGAATATCCCATGTCACCACGTCGACACATAATGAAATATACAAACTTGCGAGCATCAGCTATCGGGCGGGTGCGCTTGCGTGATTTGATTTGATGCACTGGTATGCCAGTAATTTCGCTCACTGCCTCAATAACAGAGGCTAAAGATAATTTAGGTTCGTCACTCATTTCGATACACCCCCATAATTTACCACATTTAATAAGTCTCTTGACTTCCTTTGTAACGTCACTCTTGGTTGCATCATCCGGCATTGCCAGAGTTATCTGTACCGTCTGCATCTCTCTCCCTCTCAAAATTCTGCGTCTCAATAGCAACGTCCAGCAACTGCTTTGCTAACACAAACATCTGGCGACTGCTCATCTTGCGGTCGTACAGACTGCCATCAAGATACAGACGAAATGCACCTGTCACTGGGATTGGCAGGAATTGATCTGGCTGTAATGTTGCGTCAACTGGTTTTGTCATCAACTGTGATTTGGTCAATAGTCTCTCTCCCCTGCAAAAATCACATGGCATTTCGATATAAGAATTGCCTATTTCTTTGTCTCCATCTGGATTGATTTCGATGAGAAGCACACCCCTCCCATCGCATTTACCGCATTTGAAGGCTGTGCCACTCATCGTCTTGTCTCCTTAAAACGGGATGCTGTCGTCAACAGAAAGAGAAATACTTAAAAATTGTTTTCCAGCTTTTGATGTTTCACGCCAAGAAGCCATTCTGTATTTTTGCCCACCGACAGTCACCTCACCTGTGAAATCTGGGCGCTTGGGATTATCTCCCTTGTCGTTCTCAAATAGAACGCCGCGAAGCTCGTTGTCATATTTCTGAGTCATATCCTTATCCTTTCAATTCAGCTTTGCGATCAGAGAAGAGAGCAATTACTTGCTTGCGCTCATCGTCTGCCATTGCCTCAATGGTGTTGCGCTCCTGTGTATACAGGGCGTTCAGGCCAGCTAAATCGGAGACTGAGGCAATCTTTGATTTAAGGCCGGAATTGGGTGCCTCCGGTGCGGGAGAAGGGGGAGAAACTCCCGCACTCGGAGGCGAAGTCAGCTTCTTTTTTACGAGAGGAGCCGCTGACTTAACTGTGGCCGCATTGCCATCATCATCCTCTGAGGGGATGCCCATGATGGACTGCAAGCCATAACGCTTTGCATAAGACACACCACTACCCATTTTCTGAGGGTCTGTGTTATCTCGTGTTAGAATTGGTGTGCGCGACGTGCGGGTTTCACCGCTTGGCGCATGGATAACAACTGTGCGAACATACTGGATAATGCCGTTGTCGCCCATCTCAAAGTCAATCTCTTGTGTGAAGCAAATGCCAAACTGCTGTGCTTGGCTGGCCGCTGAGATTACACTCTCCAGCGTCGCATAGTTGCTTCTAAAGTGTGGGTTTTTACCGTCTTTCTTTGCCGATACTTGCAGACTTTGGAAAGCAAGCAGGGCTTCATTCAGTGTCTTGGTCATTAGTTATCTCCTCTGTAGTCGTCTAAAATTTCTACTTTTGCTAAGTGCTCTTCGTCGTGTTTTTGTTTGCGATTTATCGCGCTCTCATAGGCATCGCGCAATGCAATGTCTGTAATGGCCGCATCAATAATACGAAACGCCGCTTTCTTGCGGATGTATTCAGGTGCATGGAGTATTTCTTCCAAGCACATATCTATGAATTGCTCATAGTCGAAAAGGTCGCTCATAGTTGTATCTCCTCAACATTTGGTTCCTTCTCTATGTGCGTAAAGTACCTAACACCATTGCTATATTGGAAGGCGCGAAGGCCAACATCTGACCAGCAATCCATCTTAAAGCGGCAATAGTTGCACCCCGTTGCCAGCTTCATATTGCCGGACTGCCCGTCTGCAACAGGCTCGTAGCACCGCTCTGGTGGCGTTTCTTGCTTAACCACCTTCTTCAAGTGAGAGATGCGCTTGGGCGCGTCGATCAAGTGCTCTTTATAGAGATAGCAAAGAGCCATCTCACAAGACGACTTGTCGATTGCAAGGAAGGCAACCTCCTCGTCGTTTTGCGCTGTGGCATACGAGCTAATTTGCGCCGTATATCCAAAAGGATCGTCATCAGCGAGCGCGTCTGCACCATCACGGAATTTCTTAAAGCCAAAAGATGAGGCTGTTTTGATGTCAACTAGAGTGCCATCAATCCGGCAATCTTGATGCCCCTTGATACCTTCCACCTCATGCTTCTCTTGCTGTTCGGTGACGCTGTGCCCGGCGATCTTTGCCAGCGCAATAATCACAGCTTCCAGCAAATGACCTTGCAAGAATTTGATACGGGTCTGCCCGTCAATCTGTTCTGGCTTGTCATCACGCAAGGTGTACCAGATCTGTCTGTCTGGTTTTCCGATCATGCTCATGCGTAGATTGTTGGGGCGATCTTCCCTGCCATCCCTGACTGCATCCATCAATGCGTATCGGATGCTGTTTGAGGCTTCGTCGATTGCGGCTTGCACGTCATCGTTCAACTCAACGCCCTGCTCCAAGGTGCGGTGAATATCGTCAATGAGTGTGTAGATAATTTTCTCCATCTCTTTCTCCTCTGTCCCCAAAATAATCGGTTCGCGTATCATGTCAATACTTTTTTTGCATAAATTTTTATGTAAGATTGTCTTGTCATGCGCCGCGCGTTGTGATACGGATGCTGTATTACAGGAGGATCATATGCAACTTAAACAATACCTAGCCAATGAAGGCATCAGCCAGCAAGCATTGGCCAACAAGATCGGCGTAAGCCAGCCGACAATCAATCGTTGGGCTTTGGGTGTCAATTTCCCAGACCCGATTTATCTTCACGCAATCGAAAAAGAAACCAACGGGCTAGTCACGCCCCGGGATTTCGTTGATCTATGGGTGGCGGAAGATGGTCAATAGTCGTGTCAAAGGAGCAACAGCAGAGCGCACAATCGTAAAGACCTTGCGAGACGGCATTGGCGATGTTGTCGAGGCAGAGAGTCTTAAGAGAAACCTTACGCAATATCAGCAAAAAGACTGCACCGACATCATCGTCGCTGAGTTGTTCGCTGTAGAAGTTAAGCACTACAAGAGCGGTAACTGGTATCGTGAGGATTGGTGGCAACAGGCTTGCAGGTCTGCAACGCTGTTGCGGATGGTTCCGGTCTTAGCTTGGCGGTATGATCGCCAGCCATTCCGGTGGACGATGCCGATCTATTCTCTTGATCGCGAATACGCGCTGATCGACGACGACCACGACTTCCCAAGAGAGGGCAATGGCATGGCTCCGATCACGATGGATACTGACACCGCCATGATGGTTATGCGTGAGTGGCTCTGATGGCTGATATAATCGACCTAGATGCTGTAAGGAAAGCAAAGGCAGATGAAGCCCTGATGGAGGCTCTTGGTCGGTTTGAAAGCCTGATTATCATGGGCTGGGACAAGCAAGACGATCTGCTGGTTATATGGGGCGGCGGAGAGCTTGCAGACCCAGATATTATTTTTCTGATTGAGCTAGTAAAGTCGCTGGTTCTGGCTGGTGAATTATAACGTTTATTATAATGGGGGAGATATGAGTTACAAAGCGATGGATGCGGTGTTCGACGCAGATATTGAGGACGGGCTGGCTAAGTATGTTTTGCTGGCCATAGCCAAACACGCCGACGAGCAGGGCGAGTGTTACCCAAGCGGTGAGAGACTAGCAAAAT